CCGTATTTAGCGTACTCAAGACCGAACAATGCGTTCAAGCCGGGGAGCAGTTCTTTGAGCAGTTGTGCGCGTGAAATAGCCATGGTAAGTTACTCCTTAGATACCAGTAGTATCAGTGTACTGGTGCAAGTTGAACTTGACCAAGAACTCATAATAAGTCGTGCTAGAGCTGTTACGTGAACCGGTAGCGGTATCAGGAACAACATCAATCACTCGGATGGGCAATGTAGCTGTAGTACCAGCAGAAGCACCGTCGATACCATAGTAGGAATCGCCTGTGTTTGTAGAGCCAGTATTGATCGACAAAGCTACGTTAGAACCAACCAACGCACGGCTAAAAGCTGTAGGTGTGGTTGTTTGACCGCTAGTTGCCACAACTTTAAAGAGGGCGTTAGGATCATCAACAACATAGCCAAAAGCCAAAGCTGTGGAAGTTGAAGTAGCTGCTGGGTAGTACTGGCCCTGAACGGTTTGACCGCTAGAGTTCACGTACTGGCAACCAACCAACACACCAACGCTGTCGCCAGAGTTAGAAGTGGTGTTTGCAACCAGGTAGCCATTGGTGTCAACCTTAACGGTGTCACCATTCAGGATAGCAGTAGCGTAAGCCGCTGCAATGGGGATTTGACGGATCGCTCCGGCGTAAGGCAGTCCATCCAATCGATTGATTGGTTTTAGGCCATACGTCTGGGTAACGCTAGGGTAAGCAGCCATTTTTTAAAGCTCCAAAAGATTTAAGTACCTTTGCCAAAGCTGCTCGAAGATTTACGCTCTTGGAAGAGCGGCATCCGCGCATCGCTTTGACGCATGAAACTATTGTCTACAGCATCAGTCTGAGATTGCGTTTGAGCCGCGAAGTGTTGGTTTCGTTGCGCAACAAAGTCAGAAGGAGTCTTGCAAAGCAATAATCCACCGATCTCAATATTGTCTTTATAACGGCTATTGGGATCAGCTAACAGTTGAAATTTGGGTTGTTCCTCAATACCAACGGGCTCCCAACCTTCTCGGAGTTTGGCCGATAAGTTGCGTGGGTCAGCTGCGTTCAGTGTCGAGACACGAATCCAACGGTAGTTGTAGCCTGCCTGCTTGTCTGGCTCTGGCAACATTTCGGGAAGCATCCACTGCTTGGGACGCTCCGTTACCTCACGTGTGTCTAACTCTCTTGTAAGTCGTTTTTCAGCCATTTTGGGCCTCCACTTTCAGGAACTCTTTCACGTATTGTTCGGGAGTAATTCCTAATTTTTTAATCGTATTCAACTGGCTCTGCTTTAGCTTCACCTTGTTTGGAGATGTGCTTCGAGCTACCGGGGCTACTACTGTGCTAGGTTTTGGCTTAGCAGTTTCAGTCCTAACCGTTGATTCGCTTGATTTCTTTTGGAAGACCTCTGGAAATCGTTGACGGATTGTTTTGTCCAATTCCGCATAGTATTCATCCGAGCCAACTGGAACGCCAGAATCCTTTAGATCTTCGTGAACACCTAAAGCATATGCCGTCATTCCCTTGTTTTGGCCAAACCACGAATTGCGGCTCTGCCAATCTTCGGCCTTATTGTCAGGCTTAGGAACAGGTTGTCGTTGCTCTTGACGAGGTTGTACTTCAAATTCTTCCTCCTGTAAAGGGGGCAACTTAAAGTTTTTAATCTGAGCAATTTTGTAATTGACATTGCTTAAGGCCTGTTGAGCCTCAATCATCTTGTCAGTATCGCCGGATTCATATGCCTCGCGGTATGCGCGCTTGGCCATTTCCAGCTCCATATTGGCGGCATTCTGTACAGTGGCGATGTATTCTTTCTCGCCGTTTGTAAGAATGTTCTTGATACGCTTGTTCTCTTGCATCAAGCGCTGAGCAACATTCAAAGCTTCTTGTTGCTCTCGCAAAGCCGCTTCTTTTTCGCGGCGCTCATCGTGCCAAACCTTACGCATTTGCTTGAGTTTAGTTTTGACTTCATCGTCATACTTATCAAGCTCATCTTTTTCCAATTCCTCAACCAAAGGCTTAGGCATTGGCTCGCGGCCACGGTCTTGTTCCGGCGTATCGTCTTCAATCTCAATCTCAAACTCGGGCTGTTTTGCCTCTGTCTTAGACGTTTCCTGCGCCTCGTCAGGAAACTTAAATTCGTCTTTTTCAAATTCAGGCATTTTGTACTCCTTTATTTGCGTTTAATACCACGGGGATCATCAACAATACCCTCTACAGAGTCATCATTAATGATTCGAAATTCCCGACCATGAATCACCAAACGTGTGCCGGCATGGGGGCGGACAAGGACAAAATCGCCCTTCTTGCACCATGGACCAGTTGGGAAACGTGCGGGGTCTTTGTAGCAGTCTGGTCCCATATCAACAACAAATAAGACAGTTGTGAGTGTCTCTTCATTGCGCATGGTTTCGTCTGCCTTGATCAAACCAATCTCGCTTTCTTCAAACTCTTTTTCCGCCTCTGGAATGGCGCAAAGAATCCGATAGCCAGATGGTTTGGGTAGCTGTTTGCCTTTTTCCTCTGCGGTTGCAGCAAAGTTATAGGCTCCGACAACTTGCGGGTTGTTGGCGTCTGTAGCCAACAGGATGGAACTAGTCATCCATTTTCTCCATGGTTTGTTGCAGGTCTAGTGCATATCCTCGCACGGTGAGCAGACCCTTGATCTCACCGCAGAGTTTCTTGTACTCCTCAAAAGATTCGGCTCGGCCCTCGGCCAAGTAATCTCTGAGTTGGGCAACCTTCTCGTCAGCTTGCTTTACCAGTACATCAATTACGTCCATCATTCTTCCTTAGTTTGTTGAGAAGCTTGATTCATATTGCGCTCTTGACTTGATTTATTTTGATGAGTGTTTGACAGGTGAGTCAAAACCTCAATACTCTTATCAATCAAGTGCGATTGCTTGTTGTTTTCCATCTGTGCCATAGCACGGGCGGCTTCGATCTTCTGGCGCTGTGCTTCGATTCCCAACTGCTCTTGTTTGAGCTGGGCATCTGTAGCGTCTTTTGCAACCTTGCGTTGTTGCTCTGCCATCTTGATCTGCAACTCTTGTTGTTGCAACTGTACCAGAGGATCTTGTGCTTGCTGCTGAGCTTGTTGCTGAGCCGCTTGCTGTTGGTTGCTTGCAAGCAGGCGCTGTGAAGCCTGTGCCAACAACGGCGCCAAACGTGCCTCCACTTCTGGATCCATGTTGATGTCTTCGCCAGACTCGTCCTTCTGAGGTGGCAAGCTCATACCCAACTGCAACTCAATCTGTTTGCGGTATTCAAAGCCCAAGTGCTCATTGATGTGAGCCATCATTGCCTGCTGTAACTGCTGCGCCATTGGGTTGTTCTGCAACAACGACATGATCTTAGGATCTTGCATGGCTGACATATGGACCATGATGTGTGCCTGGTGGTCTTGGTACATAAACGCCTTGACGGGCTTCATCATCAGCACATTCTGGTTCTCGGACACTGGATCTGTAGGCTTGAGATCATCATCCATCGGCACCAGTTTTGACGCATCTTTAATGCCCAAAACGTCCAGCATCTGACGGTGCAGAAGTGGCATGTTGTACAGCTGGGGAGATTGCTGAGCCAGCTGCATAACAGCTTGGTACTGCACAATCTTCTGCGCCATGGTAGACGCATTAGGATCGCTGACTGGAATAACATCCACATCATCGTAGTCACTGCGCTTGGCTTTACGTGAACCTTCGCTAGGCTCATAGCTGTACTCTTCAGGTGTGTACGCCGCAATGATTTCTTTTAAGAGCTTCAACTCTTGTTTCATTGCAAAGTGCACGCGCGCCTGAACGGCACTCATCACTTTCAATGTGCGCTCAAGGATGGCCAGTGTAGTTCCAACTGGAGCGTTGGCAGACATATCGCTAATCTGCAAATCTGCCGTATTAGCAAAACGGCGACCTTCATCAACGATCTGGCCCAGCAAAGCCATCAATGTTTGGCTAGGCTCTTTGTATGGCAGCGGCAACAAGTTATCGCGGATCGTGCCACTTGGTACATCCACATCGCGCCATTCGCCTGGAGCAATCGGTGTATCGTCTCCCTTAACACGCAAGCCGCGAGCTTTGAAGCCGCCAGGCAAGTTGCTTAGAGTACCAGCATCGACAAGCTGACGAATAAGAGAAGTGCCTGACTTAGCAAAAGCCCCAATAAGGTGGATGAGGCCAAAACAGTAGAAACCAAACCCGGGAACGTAGCCGTAATGTACATAGTGTTGACGTTTTTGGTATGTTTCATCGCCTTCCTTCCAGTTGCGGCGCACGGCCAAAACTTTGTTGGAACCTTTCTCAACCGTCACGATATATGGCAACTTGATGCCAGTCTCTTCGCCGTCAATCTTGTGCTCGTAACCTGGTAAGTCCAGATCAACGCTCATCTCAAGAAGCTTATAGCGGCTGTCAGTCGTGGCTCTAAAGCCCATCTTTTCCGCAATCTTCTTCTCTACTTCATCCAACACATTCTCTGGATCGCCCAGATCAATGTCTCGGTAGAAGCCGGCCACTTGCAAACGGCGCAATTCGTTCTCGGTTTTACGCATTACGTGGGTAACACGCTCAGCCGTTTCCAAATCACTGGCGCCATAAGGAACAACCAAGTCTTCAGCCGGCACAAACAGAGATACCTGACGCTCCATGTGGGGGTCGTAATACACTTTCTTAAATGCATTACCTGATAGACCCAAGCCCCACAGCATACGCTCATGCTCTGGACGGAACTCAGTCATCACATCGGTCAACTGATAGTTCATATCATCGGCCACACGGACAGCCGACGCTTTTTTCTCTGGTGTTTCTTTACCAATGATCTGAGTCTTCACAGGTCCCGCAGCAGGGAACGTACTCATCATTGTCTCGGCCTGGAACTTAACCAGCGCCTCAGACAACAGCGGGTGGTAAACCCCGCAAGCGCCTTCCCAAGGTTCGGTGCGCTCTTCAATTTTCATGCCCAGAAGTTCCAGACCATCTACATAGGTCTGCATCCAGTCTTTGCGGCTACCAACGTCATCATCAAAGTCGCTGGACAACTCGCTCGCTAGAGTCTCAAGGGTACTTTCATCCAAGTACTCAGCCAAGTTAGCATTGAAATCATCTCCGCCTTCCAGCGTTTCTGGGCCAATCTCAATCTCTAACTCAGTTATCTCAACCTCAGGCTCCATCTCAATTTCAATCTCAGGAATCTCTGACAAGGCATCCAAACCCTGAGGTGCTTGATAAAGTGACTTTTCAATAGCCATATGTGTCCTTAATAATATGCAACTTTACGACGGTAAACCTGGTCTTCTTCTTCATCAGTGTTTAACCTCAAAAAACCGCCCTGTCTAAATCGAATTAAAGCCTGCGTGCTGGAGTCTACCAAGTCATCGTGAGCCGCATTCGGAAAAGCCGCCATCTGCTCAATTAATTCATGCGCCCAGCGCGTATCCGGAGCCCATACTTTACCCGACCTAAAGAGATCCGTCACGGAATTTATACGCACAAACTTATCATTTCCTCGAACCGGCGTATATTCCTGCACAGGCACGCCCATTCTCCTCAATTCAAAGATCAATGGCGAGCCAGCCGCCTTCGCTTCAATAATACAAGTGTCCGGCTCCCAAATGTTGTACATCTCAAAAGCTTTTTCCTTCAATTCAGGAAATTCCAGCCGCTCTTGGTACGCTTCCAGCAAAATTACATTCACATCCTTGGGATCTTCGTTCAAATGGAACACACCCCACACCGTACACGCAGAAAAGTCACTCCGCTCTGACTTTGTAAACGCCGTATCCCAGCTCTGAATCACATATTCACATGACGGCGGTCTTTCTTTCTCCCAAATTTTCCACCATTCACGCTTAACCAGCGCACCCTCTTCGCCAGTTGGTTTTTGTTGGTATTGGGCGTTCCATTTAGCTACTGGTAATTCCTCTTTCAGGGCTTCCAACTCGTCAATCGACCAAAATTCCGGCCATAACGGGTTACCACTGGGCATGATTGCCGGCAATTCAATCAATTCCCACTCTTCCCCCTTATCCCTTTTCATCGCATCCTGCAAAACTCGGCCAGTTAAGTCCGCCTCTCCCCAGCGAGTCATCACAATCACGATCGCACCACCCGGCTGAAGACGCTGACGAGGTCCAGATGTGTACCACTCGTACACTTTTTGGTAAATCTCAGGGTTTCCAGCCGCCAAAGCAGCCTCCTGCTCACTGTGCGGATCGTCAATAATCAACAAATCGGCGCCCTTACCAGTCACAGTACCCCCAACACCAATCGCAAAGTACTCTCCGTTCTTATTTGTAGCCCACCGACCCGCAGCCTTACTGTCCTGTCTCAAACTTACATCCGGAAACACACTCGCATACTGCTCCGAATCCACCAAATTCCTCACCTTTCGTCCAAAACCCACAGCCAAATCAGCCGTGTTCGAACACTGGATCACCTTCTTACTAGGATGTTTCCCCAAAAACCAGCTCGGCAACAAATAACTCGCAAATTCACTCTTCGTATGACGCGGCGGCATATTGATAATCACCCGCTTCATCTCACCTTTGGCGATAGCCTCGAATTTTTTTGCCATCAAAGCGTGGTGTCTCCCATGCACAAAGCCCGGCCACATCATCTTCACGTACTCCATGAAGTTTCCCTGAGCCTTCTCTCGCTCAACCGCCGCCTGGTATACCTTTACCTCGTCCAATAACTTATCGTACAAAGCCGGATCCAATTTATCCAACAAATTGTCTAAATCATCCATATCACTCTATATCCCTAAAGTTAATGTACACAGGACGAATACTCCTCCTGCCAGCCACGCGCTTAATCACACCCAACTTAACCAATCGATCCACAATATCCTTCGTGTTTCCAATCCCAGTCTTCCCGCGCATATCCGCAATCTGCCGCAAAGTCGGCGAACACCCATACTTCTTCCACCACTCATCCACAATAATAAATACATCCTTCTGCACCGGACTCATACTCTTCTCCATGCACTCTTCATAACTCATCCCCCGACCAATCATCTCCCGATTGATCACAACCCCACTTATATTTCTCTCTATTGCCATAAGTTGCCTATTTTTTAAGCAATGGTAACGCTTACCATTGGGGTGGGTTTACCCTTAGTTTTTGAGTTTTTAAAAATATACCCCCCACCCCTATTTCGCCTGAAACGATGACGGGGGGTCTTCCTGTAATTCACTCTCTAGATCGTCGGCTGGGTTTTGATATGGGCCCCCATCCGATTTTTCTTGGGATACTTTGAGTGGAATACTATGTAGGTCAGAGGAGGGACTCCTACTTGGCAATTCGGGGGGTGGGGGGTCGCCCTCAGCAGCCTGGACGCTCGCCAACGGGGGCGGCGCCAACTCAGCCAACAAAGAATCGGCGTCCTTCACAGTTACATCAGTCACAGTACCCTGCACCAGTGTGCGAAGCTTGCCAAGTAATTGGGCTCGAGCTTCATCACTTGATGTAATGGTGCGCACCTCTTTGCGCTCGGTGAATGCCGCCACTTCGGTCACAGTCCCAAGCACCTTTGCCGCCGCCGTGATTTGACCGGCTTTGCTTTCGGGGTCGGTGATCACCTTCACGAGGGAATGAATGACGAGGGAGCGCAAATGCTCGGGGGTATGATATGCCCTCGCACTTTCAGCCAGTCGGATCGCTTCTATTTCCCTTTGAATGCCACTATGTTTTTTTAGTGCGCTTGCATTGTTTCCAACTGTCTTCGCATTGGTGGTCTTCACATCGTAGGCCTTACGCATCGCACCCGCTCCGGTTTCCCCTTGAGCTACCAAACGGGCAAAGGTTTTTTGCTTGTGGGTGAGCTTTCCCTTCACTCCCAGTATTTGATCTATTGGCACTTGTTCTAGTGCTTCTCTTACTTGAGCCCTTTTCATACTGTATCGCTTCGCTAGTTAACAATGGCGCCGATGATACAGAACAAATCCGGAACTGTCACCAATGTGACATGACCCCGCCGGTTTTTATGGTATGCGAGCCGGTTTCCACCCTCAAAATTTTGAAAATCGACCTAGGCTGCCGGTGTCACATATGTGACTGACAAGCCGTTTTTACCCTGTCAGCATTGACCCCATGGAATGCCAAAGGGGCAAACCAGTAACCCTCTCATTGGAGAACTTATGACACACCAAGAAATTATCTTTTCACTCTACAGAGCCGAATACAAACTGTGGGAGATCCTCGCTCACATGATGATCCGTGAAGTTAACCGCAATACCGCCATTCAATTGATCACAACAACCCTGCGCCTAAGAGCCCACGAAGTGGATCACATGATCGAATCATTTAACGAAAACATTTGAACCACCATGCAAACCAACATTTTCACAATCAAAGATAACCTCAAATATTTTGGGTTTCACTATGTACTGTGGTCTGAAGGCCTGTCCATTCGCACCCTATGGAACTTATGGATTGCCGCCGGAATGATCCGCCACGATTTAACTAAAACCAACTGAAAGAAACCGCCATGACTTCACTTAGAAACTTCAACCAAACCATCATGAACGAAATTTTTACACCCGAAGACCTGACTTATGCCGTTGATACCCTCGCCGACATTCGAGCCCAAATTGCCGAACTGAAAACCCGAGAAGACACCTTCAAAGCCGTATTGATTGCCGCCGGACACGCCGCCGTTGACGGAACAAGCCACCGAGCCGCCGTGATCCAAGAGCAACGCACCTCGACCGACTGGGAAGCAATCGCAACCAAACTAAACGCAAGCCGCCAGTTAATCACCGCCCACACAAAAACCGGTGAACCCTTTTATAAGATCCGCCTTTCAGCCCGCAAGGTGAACTCATGAAAATCACCATTCAAGTTAAAACGATATACGGCAACCAAGTGATCTACCCAAAAGACGAAACCGCTCAAGCCTTCGCCAAAATTGCCGGAACTAAAACCCTCACCCTCGAAGCCCTTCGCCTTATTCAAGCTTTGGGTTATGAAATCACCGAACACAAAGAAAGCTTCAAATTATGAAAACCCGCCACCTCACATTTCACAACGACCCCTCTCATGGATGGCTTGAAGTAAAACGAGCCGACCTTATCGCCCTCGGAATCGAAGACCAAATCAGCGGCTTTTCATACGAAAAGGGCGCAAAGGTTTATCTTGAGGAAGATTGCGACATGAGCCGATACATGGAAGCCGCCCAAGCCGCCGGATGGATCATTGACATTGAAGACCACATCAGCACCTCGCAGGATAGCTTTATCCGGCTTTTGAAGGGTTACCAATCGACCGCCGCCGCCCGCCAGTCCATCGCCGATTTTTACGACAACAACCCTAATTTAACCCTCGCCGACCTTTCCCGCTTTACCGGTAAATCAGTGCCCGCCCTCAAAGCCTTTTTAATGGAGCGCAAATAATGAAACCCTTAGGTTATATCGCTTATGAGGGAAAAAGCCTCATCGACAAAAGCCCGATTGTCGTTATCGTGACCGCCCTAAACGCTAGCGCAAACAGTAAAACCGGCGACATGGTGCAGACCTTCATCATTCGCTCAGATGTTGACCCAGTCACCGCCGCCACCACTGGACAAGATTTTGCAATTTGCGGAGCTTGTCGCCACCGACCCAAGGCCGCAAAAATAACCGGTGAGCCGCCGTGTTATGTGAACAAGGGACACGCACCCCTGCAGGTCTTCAAAGCCTACAAAAGGGGAAGATATACCAAAGCCACACCGGAACAAATTAGAGCCGCCCTAGCCGGCAAAATTGTGCGCTTGGGCACATACGGCGACCCCTTCGCCGCACCGGTGGACATATGGGAAGAAATCATTAAAGACGCCGCCGGACATACCGGTTATTCGCACCAATGGAAAAGAACGGACTTTGATGTAGACCGGTGGAAAAAATTAGTCATGGCGTCCGCCGACAATTTAGACGATGCCGCATTAGCTAACCTTAACGGAATGCGAGCCTTTAGGGTTTCAGTTGGCAACGACCGACAAGCCGCTGAAACAATTTGCCCCGCCAGTCAGGAAGCCGGAAAGAAAACCACTTGCGCCAATTGCCAATTGTGCGCCGGTACAAC